ATACTTGCATATACGCAAATTGCAGACTGGCATGCAAGAGCCGCAGGCGTCTCCAGCTTCCCACTTGGCGGGTTCGGATCTTCACAGGTTGCCGAGAGTGGCTGCGCCCCTTTTTCTGATTTTGCTGAGCTGCTCATCCCATCTACCGGGCAACGTCTCCAGTACCTTTGCCAGCGTCACCTCTGGCCCCTGCTTCCCGTCCAAGATCGACTCGACGATGTCGGGCGAAAGCAGAGTCAGGCGCAGGACGCGGGTCATGTAGGACGGCGCGATCCCCTCGCGTTCAGCCAGTTCGGCAATGGTGGCGAACTCGCCCGACTCGAGCATCCGCTTCCAGCGGAAGGCGCGGGCCAGCGCCTTGACCAGCGTGTTGTCCGCCTTGCGGTCTGGTCGGACGCCATCGGGCAGGTGCATTTCCTTGCGCCCGCCGCGCTTCACGATGCGGAATGGCACGTGGATTGTGACCCTCTCGGGGACCGCCGTCGCACGAGTCATGCCGCTGCTCCGATGCTGCAAGACAGCATCTCGCTCGCGAGCCCTCCGAGGCCGTCCATCCGGAGCCGGAAGTTGAGCCCGTTCGTGCCGATATCCACGCGCTCAACCAGCAGCGTGACAATGCGCGCCTGCTCGGCGGGGAAGAGTTCGTCCCACAGCGGATCGAGCTGCTGCAAGGCCGCGCGTGCGTCGGCCTCGGAGATGTCTTCGGCGTAGGCACGCGCCGCCTTCCAGGTCCCCGCAACAATCTCCGGCTGGCGGAACACGGCGCGGAGCTGGTCTATGACGGCGCCCTCGATCTCGCCCGCAGGCACGCGGCCGACCGGACACGAACCGGCACCATGCTTCAGCACGGTCTGACTGACATAGTAGCGGTAGAGACGATCCCCCTTCCGAGTATGCGTCGGTGAGAACGCGGCGCCATCGGGCCCGAACAGCAGCCCCTTCAGAAGCGCGGGCGTGTCGGCGCGGGTGCGGGCCGCGCGCTTGCGCGGGCTCTCCTGCAGGATGGCGTGGACGCGGTCCCAAATCTCGGGATCGATGATGGCGTCGTGCTCGCCGGGATAGCTGTCGCCTTTGTGGACCGCCTCGCCGATGTAGGCGCGGTTGCTGAGCATGCGGTAGATGTATTTCTTGTCGATCCGGTTGCCGCGCAGCGTCCGGACGCCACGCGCGCCGACCTCCCGCGCCAGTTCCGTGCAGGACCCGATCTCGAGGAAGAGCGCGAAGATCCAGCGGACATGCGCAGCGGCTTCTTCGTCGATCACCAGCTTCCGGCTCTCGACCCGGTATCCGTAGGGCGGCACCCCGCCCATCCACATGCCCTTCTTGCGGCTGGCGGCGACCTTGTCGCGGATGCGTTCAGCCGTGACCTCGCGCTCGAACTGGGCGAACGAAAGCAGGATGTTCAGCGTCAGCCGCCCCATGGACGTGGTCGTATTGAACGACTGCGTCACCGAGACGAAGGTCACCCCGTTCCGGTCAAACACCTCGACCAGCTTGGCGAAGTCAGCCAGCGAGCGGCTGAGCCTGTCGATCTTGTAAACCACCACCACATCGACCAGCCCGTCCTCGATATCCTCCAGCAGCCGTTTCAGGCCGGGGCGTTCGAGTGTTCCACCCGAGATGCCACCGTCGTCATACTGATCGCGGACCAGCACCCAGCCCTCGGAGCGCTGGCTGGCGATGTACGCCTCGCAGGCCTCACGCTGCGCGTGTAGCGAGTTGAACTCCTGCTCCAGCCCTTCCTCTGACGACTTGCGCGTGTAGACCGCGCAACGCAGCTTGCGGACGACCTTCGATTTTTCGGTCGGCTTCGTCATGTCCGCCCCCTGTGGTTTTTGAGGCCGAGAAAGACCCACCCGTTCCAGCGCGTGCCGGTGATCGCGCGCGCGATGGCCGACAGCGACTTGTAGGGCCGCCCCTGCCATTCGAAGCCGTCGGCGGTGACGGTGACGATCTGCTCGACACCCTGCCACTCTCGCAGAAGCCGAGTGCCAGTGATCGGGCGGTCGCGATCGGCGCGGATGCCGCGCTTCTTCTTGTCGCCGCCGTCCAGTTCCTCGCCGAGCCGTTCGAGGCGCCGGATCGTCTCGGGTTTGAGCCCGCCATAGGCAAGTTCCTGGATGCGGTAGGCGATGCGGCTTTCGAGATAGCGGCGGTTGAACGGCGGCGGCTCGCTGTCGAACAGGTCGCGCCACTGTTGCTTCAGGTCGGGCGTCGGCGTGGTCTTCAGCGCGGCCAGTCGCGCGGGGATGGGATCAGGCTTGTTCATGCATTTCTCCGGTGAGTTGGAGTTGCATGACGGCATTGGTCGGGCGGATAGTGTAGGCAACGTTCTCCAGTATCCTCAGAAACTTCGTCCCCATACCGCATCAGCAACAGAACCAGCCCGAGCGCCAGCAGCCCGCACAACTCGGCGCGGCGCTCTGCCGGGGTCATCTTTTCCGGCGACAACGGGTTCGGGCGTTTCATGCGGCCGCCCGCACGGCAGCCCCGAGGACCGAGCGCTGGATGGCGGCCCGGTTCCACAGGAAGTTCAGGTGACAGTTGGCGGCGTATTTCGACAGACCGAAGTCGTGTCCCTCTGCCTTGTGCCCGGCGCGGACCAGCAATTCGATCTGCCGAAGGCTTGCCGGATCATTGAGCCAGCGACGGCTCTTGATCGACGCTGTCCCCGTCTCTGTCGTCCGCAGGAAGTCATCTGCCGCGGCCAGCGCCTGAACGCGGGTTCCGATGGCCAGCGGCTTTACAGGCTTGCCGCGGGGCTGGCCGAGCGCATGCCAGAGCGTGCCGTCGTGGAATACCCCGGCCCAGCCTTCGAAGCCACTTGCCATCAGCGCGCTGCCATCGGCCTGCAACGGCTCCCACGCAAAGGGCGAGCGATCTAGAAGGTCGATTTCCATCATCTCGAAGCTGTCGAGCACCGTCTTATCGCTAGTCTCGCGCGTGAAGACATGGCCGCAGAAGTCGCAGATGCGCGCCGCCAGGGGCAGTTCGGCCTCGCAACAGGGGCAGAGTTTCCACGGCGCCTGACCCGGTTCGGGGTCGTCCGCGTCGAGGTCGATCTCCTGTTCGAGCGAGCCATGGCGCAAAGCGGCGCCTGCAAAATCCAGAACGACGCAGTCGGTCTTGATGATGCCGGGATAGCGCGCCGGATCGACGCGGCGCAGGCCGCGCCCGACCGCCTGAATGAAGGTGCCCTTGTGCAGCATCGGGCGCAGGATGCCGATGCAGCCCACAGGCTGGCTGTCGAAGCCTTCCGTCAGCACCATGCAGTTGGTGAGGATGCGGGTCTCGCCGCGGTCAAAACGCGCGATGGCGGCGGCGCGCTCCCTGGTGGGCATGTCCCCGCTAATCATTTCGGCTCCATGGCCAGCAGCACAGAAGGCCTCTGCCACGGCCGTTGCGTGATCGACGGTCGCACAGAAGAAGATCGTCTGCCGATCGGCGGCCTTTTCTTTCCAATGCTCGACCACCGCATCGGTCAGAACGGCGCGGTTTAGAACGCGATCCGCGGCACGCATGTCGAAATCACCCGCCGTCGCATCGAGCCCCGCCAGTTCGTCGCACACCCCGAGATCGATCGTGAAGGTGCGCGGCGGCACCAGCAGCCCTTGCGCGATCAATGCGCCGATCCGGACCTGGTAGCCCACGTTGCTGAAGGTCTTGCGCAAGCTACGCCCATCCCCACGAGTCGGGGTGGCCGAGAGGCCAAGGAGCTTGAGGTTCGGGTTCAGGCTGCGGGCGTCATCGATGACCGCCTGATAGCCGGTCGAGGCAGCCCGGTGGCATTCATCGATCACCAGATGCGACACCGCCGCCATATGCACACGCCGATTGGCGCGGGCCAGCGTCTGAACGCTGCCAAAGATAATGCGTCCACCCCAATCATCCTGCTCTGCCTTCACGACCGAGGTCGCAAGACCCGTGATCGCGCCGATGCTCGATCGGTTCTGCTCGACCAACTCATCCGTGTGCTGCAGGACCAGAACGCGGTCCTTGCGGCTCTGTTCAAGCTCCTCGCCGATGCAGAAACCGGCGATGGCCGTCTTTCCCGCACCGGTGGGCAGCACCAGCAGCGTGTTGCCGTGGGTTGTGAGCTTGTCGCGGGCGGCGGCCACTGCCGCCTTTTGGTAGTCGCGCGGAATCATGTGCCGGCCCTCCCTCAGCGCGCCCAGAACGGGGCGGAGGAATTGCTGGCGGGCGCGGCCTGGCCGTAACCCTGCTCTGCCATGCGCGGGGCACCTGTATCGAGGCCGAGGCTCGGCTGGGGCACGCGCCCCATTACACGGGCATAATCGCCATGCGCCGGGCCGATCGCCGCCTTGATCACGTTGCGGCCGGGCTCGTCGGGGCGATCCTTGTCACGTTCGATGCCGATGCGGGCGACGAATTCGAGGCCGCTCAACTCCCCGAGGCTGCGGATCATGCGCGCCGAACGCGCTGCATCCGACTGATCCTCCGCCCGGATACCCCGGGCAGATTCGAGGATGCCGCGGATCAGCGCCCGGCCACGGTTTCCATAGCTGTCATCACCGCTGCCCGCGTTTTTGCCGCGGAACCCGATGCGGGTGTAGATCCGCCGCCGCGCGAAATGCCCCTCCATGATGATGGCCTCGGTGTTGAGATAGAGCGCGGTGCTGGTCTTGCTCTGCGTGAGCCAGCCTTCCGGGCCTGCGCCACCGGGGCGAATGGTGATCGTCACGCGCACCA